GATACCGAAGTTTGAGTTGTAAATTTTCCATTCTCAGAATAAAGGTCTGTTAAAAATTTTGAGAACTTATTACAAAATGTTTTTCTATTCATGTTGTAATATTATTTGAAAAAAAAATAACTCTAAATGGTAAAATTAAAAAAGGGAGTAAAACTCCCTTTAATTAATATTTTTTGCGCAAAAAATATCAAATTACTTTCCACATCCGCAGCCACCGCCGCCATTGTTTCCGCCACCGTTGTTACCACCACCGTTGTTTTTCATAGTACTATTTTATTAGAGGTTTATTGATTATAAATACAAGTTATTACTTGTTTTTTTGATAATATTTCACAATCGTTTCTTTAACTGCATTTTGAACTGCTTGTTGTTGAGCTTGTTGTTGTTGGATTTGTTGTTGGGTTTTTTGTCCGTTCTGATTAGATTTACATCCGCATCCCATATGACTTATTTTTTAAACGTTTATTATACATAAATATTTGAATTCTTATTTAAAAAGGAAATACATTTGTAATATTTATTAAAATATGTTAGAGTCAAAAATTAAAAAAGTATTAAGGTCATTAATCACAGAAGAGGATGTGACTGACACACAGGTAATCTTTACACCTGATGAATATGCTGAACTATTACCTTATTTTGGTTGGAGTGGAGTGGCGGTTGCTAACATGAAACAATATCGAGGTAAAGAGATTGTAATTAATGGTAAATTAGATTTATCGCGTAAACCTGTTAAAGACTTAGGTGAGATTACAGTCATGGGAACCGTAGATTTGTCTAACACACAAATTAAATCAATAGACGGTATTACATCAAAAGGTGCTTATATATCAACATGGAATACACCATACCAAAAACAAAAAGACTATCAAGAGTATCTTAAAAAATTAAGAAAACAGGAAGATTTGAGAGAAATGGGTGAATGGGATGATGACGGGACATTAAATGACCAAGGTAAATGTGCAAATGCTCTTTTTAAATATTTGATTTCAACATCGCATGAACCAAAAGAAGAAGGGGATAAAGAAAGATTAGAACAATTGGAAGCTGAGAAAGAAAGAAGGGAACAAATTGAGGTTGAAACTGAAGACGATGAAAATTTGGCAGAACTTGAGAGAATTAATGACGAGATAAATGAAATTGAACAAAGGATAGATGTTTATGATTTAGTTCCTGATGGTAGAAGATATCGATTATACGGGTTCAAAGTCGCAGAACCTGAGGGTCTTTCTAAAATAACATATTATATTGGTGATGAATATGATACGGAGACTACTGCGATTGAAACTACTTTGGAAATGTTTGATAGTGTTGGAGGAGTTGAAAATGCGGTTGCGGAATGGGTTATTAATGATAATATTGATGAAGAAGAATTAAAAGATTATTTCAGGGATGGTGAGTATGATAATGTTAGAGAAAATTTAGAGGATTATTTTGATGAGGATGATTTTGTATATAGTGACCCAAAAGTCCAAGAAAGAATAGATGAGATTACAGAATTATTAGAAGACTCTGAAAGTTTATCACAAGAAGAATATGATGAATTAAACGAAGAATTGGAGAATTTAAAAGATAGTGATAAAGATGTGCCAGAACATTTAATTGACGATAAAGTTGAAAGTTTATTAGATGATTTAGTTGACGACCCAAAAGAATTAATTCGTAGTTATGGGTTAGACATTAGTAATTTTATAGATTTAAACGCGGCGGCTAAACAAGTAGTTAATAGTGATGGATATGGTAGTGTGATAAATTATTACGACGGTACTGAGGATAGTGTTGAATATGATGGGAAAACTTATTATATTTTTGGAATTGAGGAATAATTATGAAATCAAAAAAGAAAATTGATTTTCGAAAAAATACTGAATGGTTATATTCAGAACCCGTTGATTTAGAACACAAACAATACTTACTTTTAGATTTTCTAAAAAAGTGTGATAAGAAAATTGAAAAATTTGAACTTTATCCACTTTATAGTGAGGTGTCATTACAACTGGCGAATATCCATGCAATTAATTCTGAGTTCAAAACTTTATATCACGAAAAGGATTTTAAAAGTGATGATGATGAAATATTGTTATCTGAATTAAAATTCAAACCTGTCCCAATTGAAAAGGAGAATGACTTTGAGGAGTTTAATAAGATATTACAATTTGCGGCTCCAAAGATATTTGAATATTTCAATATTGTTAAATCAGTATCGACACTGGTTTATGATGCAATTTCTGTAACCATTAGAAAAAATGATGAAAAATACCGAAGTGAAAGAGGGTATTTTTATTATGTTGAAGACAATAATGTTTATCTTTGGGAATATTTTATTGAAAATAACTCTGTTTTGAAAATAGATAATAAAGTCATACATAAGTTGGTATCAAAAACAATATCGGATGGGTTCATTCAGAAACTCGATTTATTAGGGGATGATTACCCAATATTTGAGGTTGCAACTCTCACACAATTCCCATTAGACTCCACACTATTACCAATATTTAAGAAGAAAATTTTAAGTCATATTATACACAAAAGTTCACTTTTAAATCAAATTAACTCAGATGTCGTTTAAAAAAAGATTTGTTGGAAAGAAACAAATAGAAGAAATTGGAATTGATATTAACAAGATTTCGTATTATATTTTATCAGATTGTCTTATATTTGAGACTGACGAAATTAGAAACCAATTTAAACTATATGAAGAAACATACCACATCAACAGAAGTTTTGTTATCTAAATTAAGACAGCCTCTTCACATCACTTACATTTGTGAACATATCTTAAAAACAAATACTGAGGATTGTAGAAGTAAACTTAATTCACTAATTAACGATGGATTAGTTAAAGAAAGTGAGTATGGTAAAGATTATTTTGTTGTAAATAAATAAAGTTTGGGTGGAGGCCAAAGTTAATCCATGGTGTAAATTAATCCAAAAGCACGTCACCTGAACTAACCTTTAATAATATGGAAAAAGAGTTATTAGAACATTTGTCAAATGTTCAAAAAAAAGAAATGGTTAATAACCCCGAACATTATGGTGGCGCAACAAACCCATATGAAGCGATTAAGGTAATTGATGCTTGGGATTTAGGATTCTGTTTGGGTAATACTGTGAAGTATATTTCCCGAGCCGGTAAAAAACACAAAGATAAAGAGTTAGAAGATTTGAAAAAGGCTCTTTGGTATTTGCAACATCATATTGAAACATTGGAGAATAAATAAAAAAGATGTGACTTTCTACACACTAATTGATATTTATTAATATGGGTAGTAGAATTGATATTGATGATAATTTAGTTATAGAAAGATATAACGAATTAAAGAATTTAAAAAAAGTTGCTAAAAGTTTTGGGGTTTCCTTGAGACCCATTAAAAGAATATTATCTAAAAATAATATAATTTTAACAAATCGTAGGTTTGATGTTAATCATTCGTATTTTAGTATAATTGATTCTGAAAAAAAAGCTTACTGGTTAGGGTTTTTGTTTGCTGACGGATGTGTGAGACAAACAAAGTCAGGTTCTCAAGTTGTCCTTAAATTGTCAAATAAAGATGAAAATCACTTAATTAAATTCAAAGAAGAGTTAAAATCAGAACATAAGATAGTGTACCATAAAAACAAAACTAAAACAAAAAAAGGTTTTGATTCATATTCTGATAATTGTTTGATAAGAATTAACAGTAATGAATTAGTAAATGATTTAATTAAACAAGGGTGTAAACCAAGAAAAACATTTATTATTGACCGACCTAATATTGATGAGAAATATTTAAAACATTTTATAAGAGGTTATTATGATGGTGACGGTAATTTTTTTTATAGTGAGGACACTAAACTATCAGTAGTTACTATTGTCTGTGCTTCAAAAAAATTTAGAACATTCATTATTGATACAATCTCAAAAATACCAAATATAGGTAAAATACATGAGGATGATAGTAGATATACTATTAAAATAACAAATATTGTTGGAATAGTTAATTTTTTATCTTACATTTATGATGACTCAAAAGTAGAATTAACAAGGAAAAAAGAATATTATGAAAAATATAGAGGATATAGAAGAAGTGTTGAATCAAGTTATTGTGGGAGATTGCGTGGAAGTTATGTCAAAACTTCCTAACAACTCAATTGATTTAGTTATAACATCACCACCATACTCTGTGGGAATTAATTATGATGTTTACGATGACAATACGACTATTAATCAATATTTAGAATTTTCTGAAAAATGGTTAAACGAAACATATAGAATATTAAAAGATGATGGGAGAATATGTGTAAATGTACCATACGAAATCAATTTAAAAGAACGAGGTGGTAGAATTTTTGTTGTTTCTGAAATATGGAATGTTATGAAAAAACTAGGTTACAATTGGTTTGGAATAATTGATTTAGAAGAAGATAGTCCCCATAGGAGCAAAACAACCGCATGGGGTAGTTGGATGAGTCCAAGTCAACCGTATTTGTATAATCCAAAAGAATGTATAATAATTGCTTATAAAAACTCACCTAAAAAGTTGGTGAAAGGTGAACCACAATGGAAAGGTGAACCTACCATAACTGAGGAAGGTAAGACCAAGATGGTTTATCAGGAGGAAGATAAGAAAGATTTTATGGAGTTGGTGTTTGGTCAGTGGAAGTATTTAAATGACTCCCGACCAATGACAAAGGCAACTTTCAGTATGGATATCCCAACCAAAGCAATTAAGATTCTATCATATAAGAATGATATTATTCTTGACCCCTTCAATGGTAGTGGAACAAGTTGTGTTGCGGCGGAAGTTTTGGATAGAAGATGGATTGGTATTGAATTGTCACCAAATTACGCTGAAATTGCAAGACAACGAATACAAAGTTTTGTCGACCAAAAAAGACAACAGAAATTAGAATTTGAAAACGGGGGTCAGTGACCTCCGTTTTTTATTTTATAGTATATTTATTAGTATGGAATATTCAGAAATTGTTTTAGCATTAGTAAAAATACAAGTCCAGTTTAGATTTATGCACTGGCAAACAACATCATTGGCTCAGCATAAGGCTTATGGAAAGATATATGAAACATTAGATGGTTTAATCGATGATTTTGTTGAAGCTTGTATGGGTAAACACGGAAGACCTAAGTTTTCAGGTGGTTATAATATTGATGGAGAAGATTTGGAAGAAATTGAGCTTGGAGAGTTTTTAACACAAGTTGAAGGGTTTTTAATTTCATTTAATGAAGTTTATACCCCACAGGCAGATTCTGATTTATTAAATCTTAGAGACGAAATGTTGGCGGCATTAAATAAGTTGAGATATCTTTTGACACTTAATTAATAAAAAAATTGATATTTTATTTTGAAAAGTTTATCATTATGTGATGAACTTTTTTTTTGGTGTAATATTATTAATTTTTGGTCAAATCTTAACATTTTTCCAAATACAGGGACATTTGAAATATGACTTCTTTAAGAACCACCAGTGGTTTTCTGTCCTGTTAGGTATTCCAATTTCAATTATCTTTATAGTGGGTATTAACTTATTGATTAAATGGTATGGGGGTGCATTATGGCCGAGTCGGATTATTGGGTTTTCTATTGGTACTATTGTTTACGCAGCAATGGCTCACTATATGTTTAATGAACAAGTCACCGCTAAAACAACAATATGTTTATTTTTATCGGTATTGATTATTCTTGTGCAAGTTTTTTGGAAAGAATAATATTTATTGAGTATGAGAAAAATTATTTCAGAAGGTGGAATTAGAAATATCGGAGAATTATCCGACAGATACAAAAAAGCAAAGATTTATTTCCACCAAGATTTAGACGGAGTTACCTCGGCAATTGCCATGAAAAAATACTTGGAAGACAACGGAATTGAAGTTGTTGACACCGAAATCATTCAATACGGAGATAAAGAGTTTGCGGTTAAAAAGGCGGATGCTAATGGTGAAGTAATGCCAGTCTTGGTCGATTTTGCTCATGGTAAACCTATGTTCGTTATTCATACCGACCACCACGATAGACAAGCGGGTGCTGAGGATACAGGAGCAACATCATTTAGACAAGCTCGTTCAAATGTTGAAACTTTATCTCAAATTATTCCATCATCTGAAACATTCACATCAGAAGATGTTGAAACAATCTCTATGGTAGATAGTGCAAATTACGCGTCAAATGATATAACACCTGATATGGTAATGAATTATGTTTATTCATTTGATAAAGATTCATCTGCGAAAAGAAATAGAATGATGTTAGGACTTGTTACTAACAAATTATTATTGGCATTTAAAAACAAAAAAGGGTTTTTAGAGACTCTTGTTATGGAGTGTCAACCATCATTACTTTCAATCTTTAACAAAATAAGAAAGATAATGAAACAAGAAGGTTGGGCGGATATTAGTAAACTTGAAATGAATAAGGCGGGATATGTTTCAAAAATGAAACATTATCCTGAAATAGAAGGAAATATCATAGTTCAATACGGTGGTGGTAATATGATGAATGCTGGTTCTTATGACAGATATACACCATTTAAAAATAATCCTGAGGCTGACTTTTTAGTTATTGCTTGGCCGTTAGGATTATTACAAGCGTCTTGTAACCCATTCAAAAAGGAGAGAGAACTTAAAGGTGTTAATCTTGGGGAAATCGCTCAGGAAGTATTAGGTAAGTGGGAAGGACAATTAAAAGAAAAGATGGTTCCACTATCAACAATTAAGTGGGTTTCTGAAACAGGAGTTGGACCTGAGTCAGTTGGATTTACATTCAAAGACTTTGCAGCAATCTACGGTGAAAAATATTTGGATAAAGAAGGTGGGGCGAAAGAGTTAATGGATATTAAAGATTTAATGTCTAAAAAGACTTCTGAATTGACTGAGGAAGAATGGCAAGTTTTGGATTCAGTTCAGGTTCCTGTATGGGATATTATCCAAGCAAACTCTGGTGGACATAAATGTATTACAAATATTTCAGGATTAAATTATATCGGAA